AAGAAGACTAAGAACTCCAAGCTTGACGACACAGCCATCGCCGTGGTTAAGGTCAATGAGCATGGTTGGTATGTTGACAATATCATATACGGTAGATGGTCACTTGACGAAACAGCAGCTAAGATATTTCAGGCCGTTAGAGATTACCGTCCCGTGTCGGTTGGAATCGAAAGAGGTATTGCTAAACAGGCCGTAATGTCTCCTCTGTTAGACATGCAAAAGCGTTACGGTATGTTCTTTAGAGTAGAAGAGCTTACCCACGGTAACAAAAAGAAGACCGACAGAATAATGTGGGCATTACAAGGTCGTTTCGAAAACGGCTACATTACATTAAGCAAAGGAGAATGGAACAGTAGATTTCTAGACCAACTCTTTCAGTTCCCTGACCCTTTGACGCACGACGACTTGATTGACGCTTTGGCGTACATCGACCAACTGGCAAATGTAGCGTACGACTACGACTACGAAATTGAGGACCACGAAATCTTAGACGTGGTAGCGGGATATTAATATGGAAGAACTATACGAAACAGACCCATTGATGATTGACGAGTCTATTGAAGAATGGGTTATGTCTAAATGTGAAAATTGGAGGGACTACTACGAAAGCAATTATGAAGGAAAATTTGAAGAATATTATAGACTCTGGCGTGGTCAGTGGGACCCTGCTGATTCTGAGCGTAGGTCTGAGCGTTCCCGCATTATTTCTCCTGCACTTCAACAGGCAGTTGAGTCTAATGTAGCGGAACTAGAAGAAGCCACCTTTGGTCGTGGCAAATGGTTTGACGTTAGTGACAACATGGGTGACACTGACAAGCAGGACGTACAGTTTTTACGTAACAAGCTTACGGAAGACTTTGAAGACTGTATGGTACGTAAAGCTGTTGCTGAATGTCTTATTAATGCTGCTGTCTTTGGCACAGGCGTTGGTGAAATCATTATTGAAGAAATGAAAGAAATGGCTCCTGCTACTCAGCCTATTATGGGAGGTGAGTTACAAGCAGTAGGAGTAAACATTACTGAACGAGTTAAGGTAAAACTTAAGCCTGTACTACCTCAGAACTTCCTAATTGATCCTGTAGCAACCTCTGTTGATGACGCTTTGGGTGTGGCTATTGATGAGTTTGTAAGCAAACACCAAGTAGAAATGTTACAGGAACAAGGAGTGTACAATGACGTGTACGTGGGATCTGCTGCTCCTGATACAGACCTAGAGCCTGACCAAGACATTACGATTTACAACGACGACAAGGTACGTCTTACGAAGTACTACGGTCTAGTGCCACGAGAGCTTCTAGAAGGCTCTACAGAGGACGATACCGAAGAGTTAGTACCTGACCAAGAGTCTGACTCTAAGTACGTAGAAGCCGTTGTAGTGATCGCTAACGGCGGTATACTGCTTAAGGCTGAAGCTAACCCTTACATGATGTCTGATCGTCCTGTAGTGGCTTTTCCTTGGGACGTAGTACCCGGACGTTTCTGGGGCCGTGGTGTCTGTGAAAAAGGTTACAACAGCCAGAAAGCACTGGACACAGAGTTACGTGCTAGAATCGACGCACTAAGCCTTACTATTCACCCAATGATGGCTATGGATGCTACACGTCTACCAAGAGGCGCTAAACCAGAGGTACGCCCCGGTAAAATAATTTTAACAAGCGGAGATCCTCGTGAAGTACTTCAGCCTTTCAACTTTGGTCAAGTCAATCAAATTACTTTTGCTCAGGCCGGAGCCCTGCAGCAGATGGTACAGCAAGCAACAGGAGCCGTTGACTCAGCAGGAATCGCAGGTCAGGTTAATGGCGAGAGTACTGCCGCTGGTATCAGTATGTCTCTTGGCGCTATTATTAAACGTCACAAGCGGACCCTGATTAACTTCCAACAGTCTTTCCTAATTCCGTTTGTCAAGAAAGCAGCCTATCGGTACATGCAGTTTGACCCTGAGTCGTACCCTGTAGCTGACTACAAGTTTAACGCTAGTTCTACTCTAGGCATTATTGCACGAGAGTACGAAGTAACTCAGCTTGTACAGTTGCTACAGACTATGGGCAAGGACTCACCGTTGTACAATACACTGATTCAGTCTGTTATTGACAACATGAATTTGTCTAACCGTGAAGACCTATTGGCAGCTATGGCTCAAGCTATGCAGCCTAATCCTCAAGCACAACAGATGCAACAAGCAGCACAACAAGCACAACTACAGTTCCAACAGTCCCAGACAGCGGCTCTGGCAGCTCAGGCTCAAGAGTCTAGTGCTAGGGCTACTAAGCTGGCTGCAGAGGCTCAGGCAGTGCCTCAGGAGCTTGAGATTGATCGTATTAATGCTGTCACCCGAAACCTTCGTGAAGGTGACGCCGAAGATAAAGAGTTTGAGCGTCGTATGAAAATCGCTGATACTCTCCTTAAAGAAAAAGCTATAGAAGGTAAAACTAATGTTAATGACAACCAAAGAGTTTCAACTCCTAACGCACAAAATCAGCCAGCAGTTTCAAGACCAATGGGACCGCTTGGAGGAATTGGAACGCAAGGTGGAGGAACTCAGTAATGCCAAAGTCGAAAGACCCAAAGCTAGCACGAGCGGGCGTAAGCGGGTACAACAAGCCAAAGCGAACGCCTAGTCACCCAACGAAGAAGTTTGTAGTAGTAGCCAAGGAAGGCGATAAGACTAAGACTATACGCTTTGGTGACGCCAAGATGACTATTAAGAAAGACCAGCCAGCGCGACGTAAGTCGTTCAGAGCACGTCACAAGTGTGACACTAATCCACCTAGTAAACTAACGGCACGATACTGGTCGTGTAAGAAATGGTAAGGAGATAACTATGCCATACGGAAAAGGTACATACGGAAGCAAAGTAGGACGACCACCTAAGAAAGCAAAGAAACGAGGTAGTTGTGGCAGCAAAAAGAAAAAGTAGTACTAAGAAAGCTAACGACGCTTGTGCAAAGAAGGTCAAGTCCAGATACAAAGTCTGGCCTTCTGCATACGCCTCTGGTGCTGTAGCTAAATGCCGCAAAGTCGGCGCTAAGAACTGGGGTAACAAAAGTGGCCGTAAGAAAAAGTAAAAAGGGTGCTGCCCTTAAGAAGTGGTTTAAGGAGGAGTGGGTAGACGTTAAGACAGGTAAACCTTGTGGACGCAAGTCTGCAAAGAAGGGTGAGTCTAAGCGTCCCTATCCCTCCTGTAGACCTAAAGCAGTTGCTGCTAAGATGACAAAGGCTGAGAAGGCTTCTTCTGCACGTCGTAAGACAGGACCAGCTAAAATTAAACACGCAGTCACAGCTTCAGGTAAACGTAGAAAGTCTACAAGAAATGCTTGACATTTGTTTAAAAGTATGATATACTAATACTATAGTTTAACCAAAGACTTATTATGACACCAGAGCTTGAAACTTATTACGATAACTTCCTTGGTCTTTTTAAGAACGAGGGTTTCAAACAACTCTTAGAAGAAATCACTGCTACTACTACTCAGTTATCTAACATTCAGACTGTAAAAGACTCTGAAGAACTCTTCTTTAGAAAAGGCCAAGTTGCTGCTTTTGCTACTATACTGAACCTAGAGTCAACTATAGAAGCATCTAAAGAGCAAGCAGAAGCAGAAGACAAAGAAGTAGAGTATGTATAAAGTATTTGACTTTCGTTGTCCTAATGGACACGTACATGAAGAATTTGTAAAAGCAGAAGTCACAGAAAGTAGGTGCAAGACCTGTGGCGCTGTTTCTACAAGGATGGTATCTGCCCCGTCTTTCCACCTAAACGGTTCCGATGGTACATTCCCCGGAGCACATATGAAATGGGTAAGGGAACACGAAAAAGCAGGTAAAAATAAAACATCTCCATAATGATTATAATCACGGAGTTTAATTATGTCAAGAGCACAGATTGTAGATCCACAGCCTGAAGAGGACAACGTGGACACAATTGAAAACGAAGTAGAAGAGATTCAACACGAAGAAGTTGAGCAACCTCAAGAACAACCTGCAGTTCCAGATAAGTACCAAGGTAAATCACTGGAAGAAGTTGTACAGATGCACCAAGAAGCTGAGAAGCTCCTAGGTCGTCAGTCATCTGAAGTAGGAGAACTTCGTAAAGTTGTAGACGATTACATTAGTACTCAGACACAACAACAAGCACCTCAACAATACGTTGAGCCTGAAGACGATATAGACTATTTTACAGA